ATCAGCACACCGGACAATAAAGACGTCCCGCGCATCTGGTGCAGACGGCGAACAAATTTAAGATGCAGCATTCGCTCTGCATCCACTTCTTTGGTTTCCATCTGCCGTCCGGATACAGGACGACTTTTATACACCAGATATTTTTCGGGACGCCCCCAGTCATCAACAAACACGCCCTGATTCAGCCTGTTGCTCTCATCACTGGTCATGGGAATAAAGTCCGGCTCGAGCGCCTCCAGCCAGAAATGAACACCGGCAGAAGGCGTCAGGCTGTTTATGCGCCCGGAAACCATCTGGGCAAACACCTCACCATCGCGCAGCCAGGTACGCAGCATCAGACGTTCCAGCATCGGACGGGTAAACTGCCCGGTGACCTCCGGACTGACAGACCATTCACTCCATCGGGTACGTATCTCCGCTGCCAGATCACGGGCAATGGCCCCATTGCGTAGTACCGGATGTGGCTCGACAATAATCCCGTTTTTCCCCACCACCCGTTCTTCCAGCTTGTCAAATACACCAATGACCAGATCGTGGTTGTTATCAAGGTAACGGGCCTGCTCACGTAACGACACGGCCCCGTACTGGCTTAACTGGTCGGCAGTTCGGTTCTCCCGTCGGGCTTTGTGTGTCCGCGTCGTTTTTACGGCCTCATAAGCCTGGATCACCGCACGGGAACGCAGCCTTGCCGATTTCAATCCTGGTGAAAAAACGCCAATCACATCATCAAGAATTGCCATCAGAACCTCGCCAGCCGGTACCCGGGATGCCCACGTCGTCGTGTAATCAGAGCCGCAAGGCGGCGCTCCCACTCCTGCCGTCCCTGCCGGATCTCAGATAAGTTTTCCATGGTCATCTGCTGACCATTAAAAGTGACGGATTTTCCGTCCAGCACCGCCATTTCAGCTTCCGTATAACGCTGAATCATGGCTTCAATATCATTCTGATTCATAACCATCCTCCGGAAGTCAGCCAGGGGTTAACATCGTCAGTTACTGTTTTCTTCCGTTTTTGTTTTTTAACAGGCGTGGATACCGGTTCCGGTGAGGGTGACGGTTCGGTACTGTCCGGGACACACTCCAGCCAGGCTTCCCGGCTCGCCCACTCCGGTGCATCCGGCCAGCGGATCTTTTCGTATCCATGCAGAATGACCAGAGCCTCGGCATACACCATCAGGTCAAAAGCTTCGTTGGCACCGCGACCCGGCTTACTCCATTTCCCGTCACTGCTCCGCTCTTCATACGTCAGTTCGTCGTAAAACCAGCTCCCCAGCCAGTCAGGGAAATGCACATAGCCGGGACCTGGCGAGTCACGCCATAACGCGTTATTCACCCGGTCTTTCAGGGCATCCGTCTGAAGAAGCCAGAGCGGCACATCACCTGCGGCCTGCGCCCGTCGGCCCGTTCGTCCGGTGTTATCAGGGAATGTACGGGTGATCAGTTTTGCGTCGCCGGATGCTGTCGCCCTTAAACAGGTAAATACGTTTACCAAGGCCATCACGACGGCAACGACGCCAGAATTTATAGGCATTATCAGTGACCCCGTCTTCACCGCCGGAGTCCACCGCCATTGCCATCAGTCGCATTTGTTGAGAAGGGTCGGAGGCCAGCGGCCAGCTTTTATGAAAAACATCCGTCAGCAGGACATCCCAGTCTTCCGGATAGCTGGCTGGATCAATTCGCTGGCTCTCCCCGTCGCTGTCACCGCGCAATGACTGCGTGATGTTGTAACGATCAATAATCCAGCGTTCGCCACGGCTGCCATAGCCCGTTACCTGAACCACAAAACGGCGATGACGTCCCGCCTGCACATCCACTGTCGCCACAAGGAAATTAACGCCATCCGGCACACTGCGGGAAGGAACTGGCTCTGCCCGCTGCTCAAGCAATTCACTTTTTCGTTGCTCCATGCTGGCACGAGGAAGATAAGGCAATCCCCAGTCGGTGTTGATAACCGCCCTGAGTGTTTCTTCGCTTCCTGTCGCTTCATACTCCTGTTCTGCAGTCAGTAATTTGTAAACCAGTTGCGCCCAGGTCTGATACGCAGCAGCTGGCCCTTCCATCCAGAAACTGGCGATACGGGAGCGGCGCGGTTCACCGGAAACGTTGCCGTTACGATCAATGACCTGCCCTTCACGCAACCAGACTCCTGCACTATTGAGCTCACGCTTTTTCTCCGCAGTGATAATGCCGCTGCAGTGCGGGCAAAGTAGATACGCCGCCTCACTGGCTTTAAAGGGATCCGGTTCATTACGGTAGCCGGTCATGGCATCCATGGCTGGCTGAAAATATTCACCGCAGTGCGGACATGGCCAGTACCAGCGGCGGCGGTCACCACGATTGTAAAGGGAAAGAATACCAGTCGTCGGTGGCGCTTCATGAGGCGACTTACGTCGCCATTTGCTGTCGCAGATGTCACGTCCCGGCGAGCTCTCCACCAGAGTCATCCCGGCGGACATAAATGTGGTGGTACGTTTTGAGGCCAGGGAGAAACCATCACCCTCGCTGTCGATATTCTCCGGAAAACGGTCGTAATCGGTTAAGGCGACAAACCGGTAATCCGACGACGACATAATGTTGACCGAGGGCCAACCAATTTTAAGGAACGAGCCATCCCTGAACGTCTTATCATGGACATTATTGTCGTTACGACGTGGACTCATTCTTTTCTTTACCGCCGCACTGCTTCTGAACGTTCTGTCGAGGCGCTTTTTTAGAATGCTCGCGGGCCTTATCTTCGGTCATCTGCACAACGAGCATGTCCGAAGGATCGCAAACGATGGTATAGACAATCCATCCATCGATCAGACCAATGGTCTTCCCTGTTCGCGCAGGACCAACAAAAATCACCGCATCGTATTCACGCGATGCCAGGCAGTTCATGGGCTCAATGATGTAGGGTGTCAGTTCAGGATCCCATGGCACCGAGTTACCAGCCCCCTTGGGAACACGCATGAATTTTTTAACAGCCTCCGAAATCGGCATGCGACGTGGTGGGGAAAATCCTGCCGATATGTCCCTTCCCAAATTTCGGGCTGATGAAAAACCCATTATTCCTCCTAGAGACTCTCTCCTTCCTCATCAGGAATTATTTCAGCAGCACAAGCCTCGTAGGATTTTTCCTGAAGAGTGTATCGCAGGTCATCAATGGCCTGCTGTACAACGCCGACGGCCTGAGGAGTCAGGGCGCAATCGCGTTCAAGAACATCCGGAATTGTCTCCAGAACCTGGACGACAGCCTTTCTCATGGACGAATAGACGATGACTACTTCATCAACGGGGATGAGTTTTCGCTGCTCCTTTTCCAGCTTGATCCTTTCATTTTCAGACTGGTACCAGTCCTTTCTCTCTTTCGGCTCCATACGGGATGGATCATGAACAGAGTCTGCTGCCTCATGCTTCACACTAAACAGGGCAGGCCCGACATGCTGCAGGGCGTAAACGGGGTTCCCCCTGACAGTCGCAGCCACAGGAGTGTTGGCCGCGAGGAGCCGTTTTTTTACTGTGTCCCGGTGAAGCCCAAAGGCCTCGGCGATTTTAAAAACACTCCAGTAATAAGCATCACCGATCCCGCTCACATTTGACATAAGCAACTCCATCTGGCAGGTGAAAATCAGGTTTATTTATATATTTCAATTAATTGCAAACTGGTCTAATGACAGGGAGAAAAAAATATTGTACAGGTGAAAAGAGAAATAACTTTTAATTATCAATAAATTACCAAACATGCTGCCGCCGCCATGGAAATGCAAAAACTAGCCTTTTTCCGCGACGCTCCCGCCCCGTGGCAGGCCACCCCACCGGAAGGACCCGCCAAAATGAGAGTGATTATCACCATTGCTGATGAATAAATTGATGAAAATCATTGAAACGCCTTTCAGCAAGATAACGGCGACGGTCGTTGTTGAACTCCGTAGCTCTGCTACTAAGGTTAAAAGCATGGCCATCTTTTGCCACCGGCAAATCTTCAATGGATTTCCCCTGCCGGTTTTTTATTCCTCACATTATCGCAGCCCCTCAGTGAAGGGCTGCTGTAATGCCTGCTCTTACTCAGTAACGACCGCGCCTTCCGGTAATTTCATACCGGCAAATACCGGACAGCCCGGGGATCGTTATCTGCAGCTGGTTAGCCAGGGAGTTAATCTCAGCGACCAACACTGGCTTCGTATAGCGCCATGCCGCCAGCCCTTGTCCACAGAAGCTCGCCATATCTTTTTTCTGATCAAACTCATGACACTTCATATTGAGCTGCGCACTTAAGCTGTTGCGATGCTGAAGTTCTCCGGTGAAGTAGTCATCCAGGACTTTATAGGCTGCATATTTAAATCCGGGGTTTAGCCATGCTGCATAATCATAAGCAACAAACTTCCCGCCATATGTTCCACCGTGTACACCGCGCTCAGTAAAAACCACAGATTCGTGTTTTTTCTCCAGCTACTTAATGCGCTGGGTGCGGATATATTCCTGCGCCCCTTCCAGTTGCTTCTGCATCGTCATCAACCGTTCTCTGAGGGTGAAATAATCCCGTTCAGCGGTGTCTGCCAGTCGGGGGCTGGTTGCATTATCCATGCTGGTGGGTCCGGTGGCTTCACGCACGGCTGCGGAGCAACTGGCATTGACCCGCAGGCGCTTACGACCAGCGGCAACATCAGCGCGCAGAGTTTCATTTTCAGTTTTCGCATCGGCTAACTCCTTCGTGTATTTTGCATCGATCGCAGCAACATCACGCTGACGCTGCTGCATGTCAGCGATGGTGGCGGTCGCCTGCTTCAGCTCACTGACTTTTTTATCACGCTGTTCTTTGTAGGCGATGGCGTTATCACGGTAATGATTGACCGCCCACGACAGGCAGACGATGATGCAGATAACCAGAGCGGAGATAATCGCGGTTACTCTGCTCATTGTTGCCCCCACAAACAGACTTCACGCTCAATCTCACGACGAGTCATCAGGCCTTTCCATTGCTTACCGCCAGCGTATGTCCAGCGACGTAGCTGGTCACATGCGCCTTTGATATCGCCCTGGTTTATTTTGCGAAGAAGCGTCGATGTTCTGAAATTGCCAGCACCCACGTTGTAGACAAACGAGTAAAGAGCGCCGCGCGTTGTTTCCGGTATATCGACTTTGATGTACGGGTTAATTTGTCTGGCGACCGTGGCAAGGTCTTTATTCAGGAGGGCTTTGCATTCTGCTTCGGTATACGTTTTACCTAGCATGATGTCTTTTCCGGTGTGTCCGTGACATACAGTCCATACGCCAACGATATCTTTGTATGGTATGTAGCTGACACCTTCCAGGCCATCGTCACCACTCGGACCAGTGATGAGCACAGACGCTATGGCAACAGCCCCACCACCAATAGCAGCAGCAACAGCCTTGCGTAATGATGGCGACATTATTCACCTCTCGCAGCCTTACGCTTATCTTCTTTAATCTTGAAATAAAGGTTTGTCAGATACGTCAGCAAGCCAAATACCAGACTACCCAGCACACCTATTGCCGCCCACTGTGAGGGCGTGACTTTATCGAGCAACTGTAAAAACCAGTACCCGGCACTACCTGCTGAGGTGCCATAGGCGACACCCGTTGTTAACTTATCCATGGATTTCATAACCCCACCTCGCAGATGCGGGTGCTGTGTAATGGAAATAAAAAGGCCACCTACGTGGCCACCAGATTATTTCCCCACCAGCTCGTTTATCTCTTTCACTGTCTGGTTAAACCGCTCTGACTCAAGCTCAACACCTAAGGCCCGACGCCCCAGCGCCATTGCTGCTTTTATTGCGGAACCGGATCCCATAAAAAAATCAGCAACCAGATCACCAGGTCGACTACTGGCATTGATTATTTGCCGGAGCATCTCCGCAGGTTTCTCACACGGATGTTTACCCGGGTAGAACTGAACGGGTTTATGCATCCAGACATCGGTATAAGGCACGGAGACTGATACGGAGAAATAGCGCCGGAGAGATTTAAACTCATCCAGCAATTCAGAATATTTGCGATTCAGTGAATCATAAGATGCCACCAGCTGGTGGTGTGGTTGTTCCAGTTGTTGTTCCTGAAACTTCTCTGCCGCTATACGGGAAAACAGTGCCTGTAACTTCCGATAGTCAGCCTCATTCGGCAACTGCCACTGACTGGCACCAAACCAGTGGGAAACCATATTTTTCTTACCTGTGGCTTCGGCAATTTGTTTTGCCGTTATACCCAGTTCGGCACGAGCATCCCTGAAATACGAAATCAGCGGTGCCATTATGTGCTGTTTGAGTTCCCTTTCTTTTGCCGCATAGCCGTCACTTTTGCCGCGATATGGCCCCTGGTAATGTTCAGCAAACAGAACGCGCTCTGTGGCTGGAAAATATGCACGCAGACTTTCTTTATTACACCCATTCCAACGTCCGGACGGCTTCGCCCAGATGATATGGTTAAGCACGTTGAAACGTTCACGCATCATGATCTCAATATCAGATGCCAGGCGATGCCCACAGAACAGGTAAAGGCTTCCGGCAGGTTTTAACACCCGCCAGAACTGGGCCAGACAGTGGTCCAGCCACTTAAGGTAATCTTCGTCCCCTTTCCACTGATTGTCCCAGCCGTTGGGTTTCACCTTGAAGTACGGCGGATCGGTAACAATCAGGTCAATGGAATCATCAGGCAGGGACTGAATAAAATGCAGGCAATCAGCGTTGATTAAATCAACACTGTTTATTTTTACAGTATTTTTCATGGATCAGTAAGCGTAACTCTGGTAGGCTCACTCTGCTTTTGCGCTAAAGCAGTGGGCCGTGGTTCGCTTGTGACCAGTAAGCATGAGCGAATGGCTGGCAGGTGCTACCAACACCCACCAGCCGCCCATTTTCACAGCAGGAAACCGCCATTACTGGCAGCGTCTGAATTTATTCCCGTACCCGCCGTTATCCTTCGCCAGACCCGCCAGAACTAACTGAGTCAGTATTAACTGGCACCGGGCTTCGCTTACTCCGGTAGTTCTCGTCATCATGCGTGGCGTTACCCACTTGTCAGCAGGTAAGAAATGAAGGACTGCGGCGGCGGTTTCTGTCATATCTTGCTGTTTTAGCATGTCTTTTTCCCTTCTGGTTAACATGACATACCAATAACTCTTGTCTAAAAAGCCAGCAAGATAAAAAGTCAGTATTCACGACCACCAGCGTGTTTACTGTACTGCACCAAGTTTACAGGTACAAAAAACCCGCTCAGTGGCGGGTTTAAGTTGTGTGGCGAAGTAACCACTCTTAACACACTAATAGCATTTTTGTTATAACACAAGTAGCTCATTCAGTATTTTTAGAATCTTGACTTTCTTAAGCACGGCGAACTCTGAATACCAAACATAAAATCAATTATCTTCCAGGCCGGATGCTATCAACGAAAGCCTCTCAAAAAACGCTGTAGCAGCCTTGTCCAAAGTTGAATAAGTACTGTATTCTCCGTGTTCGGGACCAACCACTACCCATGGTCGTCTTTTTGGGATTCGGGACTTCTCAGAAATCACTGTTCCAGATATACCAATATCAATTGTTACACCTGTTATTATTTTCTCTTCATCTCTTTCCCTGAACTCAATTGCCATAAATGCCGTTTTTTTTCGTTACCCGTTTTTAAAAAAATCAAATAAAGCAAAGCGATGCTCATTAAAATCAACACCCCATCGTCCTTCAGGATAAAGGGCATGAAAGTTGTCATTTACGCTCTGCATCGTCTCATAAGCTTTAACTTCTAAATCTCCATAGTGCATAGATACCGCGCAGGAGTCACTGGGTAACTGTATTTTCCCAAGATTGAAAACCTTTACTGCTCCAGAACTATGGCATCTTGCCCGCAATTTATCCCCATTTATACTAATCGGAGAAATATTCCTTAATGTTCCGGGCTGGCTCCCTCCTAAGTAAACGACTGTTAAAGATTGCTTATTTTCAATTGCATCAACTAATACATGCTCTACATTTTTATCCATAATAACCTCCCGATGAACAGGTATCATCAGGAGGTTATAATAAAATATGATTATTTACTTTGATTGAATTTATTACTATATGTAACAATCAATTTCTAAAGATACCCCCAACATTGCCAGACAACCGTCAATAAACCCTTCAGCTTTCTGCAGTCTGATAACAACCTGATTAAGTGATATCCCCAGTTTTACCCCCAACGCCCGTAATGTAACCCCATACACATAATACATTTCCAGTAATTCGTATTGATACGGTTCCTTTTTCTTAAGAACTGTCATCGCAGAGCTAATGATCAGGCCATCGTCATCGCTACATTGCGGGCGGGATTTTACTTTCGAAGGAATTAATCCCTTAAAACCTGCAGCAACAGATGACCATTCCACATCCTCGTGATTATTTGCCACCCATGCCCCCCAACGTTCAAGAACCATTTGAATATCACGCATCAACTTTCTCCACAAAATCAGGCCAGCACGCCTATTGCCAGCGCACGATCGATAAAACGAAATATCAGCTCCAGCTGGGAGCCATACTTCTCTTCAAATGCCACGGTATCCGCATGCAGCTCGTCGTGATGCTTTCTGCACAAAGGCAACACAAAGAGGTCATGCGCTTTTGTAGCCATTCCACCCTGACCGTGACCTATCAGGTGGTGGGGATCATCAGCAGGCTTTCCACAACATGCGCACGGCTGCGTCTTAACCCATCGCGTGTACTTTTCATTAACCCAGCGGCGACGTTTTGGGCGTAACATAAAAGACTCCGGCGACTCCGGATCCACTTTCAGCGCCAGCACCTTTTTTGCCTTATCCTGGATGATGCTGGTGGCAGGAAC